GCATCGTTACAATGGTTACTGCTTCCGGACGAACTGCCCATCCAGAAGTAACACGCTGCTCAGCAAGAACGTCGATAGCTCCACCTGCCAGTGGAACTGGAATTTCTCGCGGCGCTGCCATATCACAAAACTGAAGGGTGCAGGCCTCCAGCGATGGAGTGAGCTTGGCGAACTCGTTGGTGTTGATTGTACCACCTCGAGGCTGCTCGACCTCTGGCATTACAATCAGGACCGCGTCGTTCCCACCTGCACCCTTTCCGATAAGCGTATCGTCATAGGCCCAGATGATCTCGTCATCATTCATCTCGAGGACATCCTTCACCACACCTGCCGTCGAGGTAGAACCAGCACCGACACGCTGATAGCTGGTGAGTTGCACAATGTTTTGATATTCCATCGCTCCGAGTGTGCGTTGAGGACCAACAAACACGAACTTGCGACCAATACCAAGTTGATTGGTTCTGGTCTTGATGGCTTGTACCTGTGAGATCAGGAAAAATGCCATCTGCCCGTTATCATAAGTCACAACCGTCGTGTTACCGGCACTATCAGCAGGAAGCGTGATCGCCGTAGCACCACTAGCATTGATCAGACCCTCGCCATTACCGGGATTAAACCCGTATAGGAGACCGTTCCGGATAAGTTGGAAGGTGGCCTGACGCATACCGAGCCGGTGAGCATCAACAATGCTAAGTCCCCACCGAGACATTGCTGCGGTATCGTGGTGATCATATTCAGCACGTACCCGGAGGAGATAGGTAGGCGCACTGATTTGAGACAGTGCGAAATTGACCCCTGGCAGTTGATTATACGCGGACTGACCAGCCGCCATACGGGTACGAAGATCAACACGCTTGATGTAAGCATAGAGATCACCATCCGACAGCCGGATAAGTGGAGCACCAGACGCCAGGAGCTCAAAAGCACCAGACGCTTGGGAATATGGCATCAATGTATCAGGCATCATATAAGAAGGATGAACCTGAACAAAGGCCGGAGAGATATTAGCCATGTATCACACTCCTGTGTTCAAAGGATAGGCCAGAGATGGCCCCGGCCTTCAGGTTTCGTAGTTTTTACAGCAGACAAAGTGCCGCTGCTCCGTTATAGTTCCAGGTTGTAAAGCCCGTTCCAGAAGTATAGACCGGAACCATACATCCTGAAGCTTTGACTGCCAGAATCCTCACGTTCAACGCCGTAGTGGCGAAGGCGATAATCTTCTGGTTAGTAAAGTCCCAGGAAACTTGTTGCGTAATTAATCCACCCTCAAGAGAAATTAGGGTAGGATCGATTGCCAACGCTACGCGAGCACCAGAACCAAGGCGATAGAAATTCACCAGACCACCGCTTCCCACCGTCGGAACCGGTGATTGCGGTGTATTCACCGCCGCGTAGTTCTGATCAAAAACACTGAACCCGGTAAGGTCCGTGTAAGCTGTTGAACGCTTGATAATGCCACCCAAGGCAATATCAGTTCGAGTTACTGGAGGACGTTCCTGTGGAACACTTTCCCCAATAGCAACTCCACCAAACATAGGAAGAGTTTCGGTGGATGCCAGCCAACCACCGGAAAGCGCGAAGCGTGCTGCTGGATCCGGCATAGCAGTTCCAACAACAAACCCATCGGATTCGATGGTAAACATTCCAGCCGCATTGGTCTGGAGATAGGGATTGAAGGCGATATTTGCAACCATAGCTGTCTACCTCGCTATCGGTGTGAGGGTTACTGAGACGCCAAGGTGCGGAAAGACTGCACCCTGCGGCCCGGACGACCCATCTGCTTAACGAACGATTCACTACCATAGAAGACGTTCGTACGCACACCGGTCGCGGGGTCGATCTTCGTGACCATGCGTAGCTCTCCAGCTTTCAGATCTACCGGGTTTGCTGCGGCAGAAGCTGCATCCGCATAGATCTGAGCCTCGATAGGTTCAAAAATTTCCGAATCGAGTCTCGAAAGCTTGGCATTCTTCCACTGCGGTGAATGCGACTTCAACGCTGTGGCCATACGCTTTCGGTAATCGAAGAGTGTCTCACCTTCCAACGGTCGAGGAGCCCTCTTGCCAAAGCCGTTGAATATTGCATCAGCACGAGACTGAGCTTCTGCAAACGCGGCGTGTTCATCATCAGACCGTGGTTTGACAAGTGTTTGCAGACGGCTGATGATTTCAGCTTGGTCAGAAATTTGTTTTCGCAAGTGAGCAATATCATCAGCTCTTACAGAATCATCCTTTTTCTTGTCATCGTCATCGTCATCTCCTCGAGCCTTTTTAAGGTGAGGAGGCATGGCGTCATCTTTCTTCTTGTCGTCATCGTCATCGTCATCGCGCTTCTTGTCGTCATCGTCATCGTCATCGGCCTTTTTGGCATCTGCCTTCTTGGCCGAATCGTCCTTGCCCTTGCCGTGCTTGATCTCAAGCTCCCCATCATCGTCCTTCTTCATCTTGGACGGAGGGAAGCCTGCATCTGCCTTTGCATCAGCCTTTTCTGAGTCAAGGATCTTAGTCTTGGGAGCGGTGAGCGCATCGCCTTTGCGTTTGTCGTCATCATCGTCGTCGTCGTCGCCCCGAGACGACGCCGCTTTACTGTCCGACTTAGACTTCTTATCGTCATCATCATCTCCTTTGATAATATGCTTTTCTCCAACTTCTAAAGCATCCATACGCTTATGGAGTGCATCCATTTTGGAGATCGCATCGGCCAGCATAGAGTCCACGCTGGTCTTGGCATCTGCTGCTGCTGACGGCATGGTTGCCTCCTTCTGTTGCAGCGGGTTGCGCTATTCGCGCGGCTCTAGCGGACCATCAGGTCCCGTCTAGTCATGAATTTCTCGAGTCTTTCAGCAAATTTACTCATATCATCAGCCAAACCCACCAGACCGGGTGGAATACTTTGCATTGGTTCAGCAGGAACTTCACTGCCACCATTAATAGGATAAGATGGCTCCGGCAAATGACCACCTTGATCTGGTTTTGCAGTGACTACCTTTTCTCTTGGTTCACCTGTAGCTTCAGAATCAATCCTGATGCCACTAGCGTCACCGCCTTTATCCCAGACTCCTTTTTCACAAATCGCCAAATGATCCACAAAACTCGGAGCACCCTCCACCAGTAGATTACTTCCATCTTCCATTTCGATATTATAATTGACTTTGGTATCACGGAAGACCACACTTGGCGATGTTGATAACTCAAAATCATTTAATGCAATCTGAGCTCTCTTATCATAAATCTTACTTATTCCCCAAACCTCATCTCCTCTAATGTAGGGAAGAAACATTGTGCCCACAACTCGTTTGGAAAATTCATCAGAGTTAAGGATTTGAGTGCTAGGGTGGTCCAAGATAATTGGAATTCCACTGCATCGACGTAGAAATTCAGGAGTAAGATATATGGTGTCACGGCGGAAAACCCATTCATTGAGTTTTGGCCTATAGCTAAATCCTGTTCCACTAATCCTCATATCTACTAACATAACATTTTCAATATACTGCGGAGAAACAAGTTCACCATCTCGAATAGCTTCTGCAAGCTGTAGTTCATTCATCCCTTTCATTTTACGCAAAGCGATGTGAGTACCAGGATGTAGATTTAAACTATCTGCATGATCAGGATTTAACCAAACATATGCATCATGCTCATGATTAAGCTTAGGAACAAACTCATCATCACTATCGTAGATAAAAGTAGTAAAATCAACGTCATCCCTAACACGTCGAGTGAGCAACCGTCCTGCATGTCCAGTGAGGTATCCTGTTTCTTCCATACACTCACGAACTGCACAGGATTCAATAGTCTCTCCATCTTTCTTAACGCCACCGGGGAAAGCCCATCCTAGCCCATCCGTACGCCGACAGAACAGGACATTTCCATTGGGTGACTTAATCAGCATTCCTGCCGCTACAGTCATCCGCCAGGTTCTTTCGGATGTGGCATACTCGGTTGCATATTATCTTTAGTACGCGGCTTTACATCCACAGGTCGTCGCATCGCCCTACGTCGTTCAAAAGCATCCATTCTTGCACTAATTGCATCAGCCTGAGTAACTAATTTCTTGATAGGTTCTGCAAAACCCTCAGTAAATCCCATGTGTTGATTATCATCAGGAGTTACAAAGGCATGTCCACCTTTATGACCACCTTTACCGGGGTGGGGAGCAATATGAGCATCATTCCAAACATCTTGCGAGACACTATCTGGCTTCGGTGCTCCAGCCATACGATGTGCGATCGCTATTGCTTGCTCTTGCGGATAACCCTCATGCCTCAATTTGCGAATTTTTTCGCTAATCCACCCTCCAGATTTTCTATCATCAACTTTTACGGCTTTTGACACGAATTTTCCTCTGTCTCAGGTAATTTTGGGTGATTTCTTCCCAACTTTCTTCAGTTTCTTCCGCCAAACTCAGTTTTTTCGCGATAGCAACCAAATCTCGCTCCGAAACCTTGTATTTTTTCCGTAAATATGTCAAAGATCTCGCAATTTCACTACTTAGAGGCATTCTGTATGTACTCTAGGAGAGGAACTACAGAAGAATCGGCCCTAGCCATCTTAACTTTTGGAAGTTCAGGTTTAGGATCTTCAGGATCCATACCCATTTCTTGCTGCTGATCACGCATTTTTTGATCTTTTTTCAACTGTGCCACTAATTTCTTAAAATCAAGCTCAAGTGGACTGGAATACAGAAGCTTATTGTTCGTAATTGCATCAGCTATCCATTGAATTAGCCGTGCTTTATTTTCAGGATCAAAGGAAAACTCCAGAATTTGATAAACAGAGATCGCAGCCTTCATCTTTGTATCATCAACCTTAATCTGCTCATGATCAGGTTCACGCAAATACGAAGGCCATACCGCCTGGAAGCTATTTGCCCAATCATAAAAAGCTTCTCGATATGTCATATCCCCATATTTTTCTGGAAATCTTTTTCTTATACTATTAAAGAAGGCTGGAGTCCAGGCACGGTGCATTACGATACGGTCAAGAAACCGGTATACCGGGTCCATGGTCTCCCGGAGTCGGTCCATATATCGCGCTACCGCCTTCGCGTCCTCCGAGCCTTCCCCAAACCCCTCGGCGAATGACTCCTGGGTGAGGAGCTTGACCG